AGACTCCCCACAAACTTTATTTTTTAATTTAAATTTTGCTGAAGACAGTGAGTCTAATACCGTTTCAAGTTTTGATGCTGATGGATTTACAATGGGAAGTCAGCAAGCAGTAAACGATAATGGAAATACTTATGTAGCATATTGTTGGAAAGCAGGAGGTACTGCAACTAATATTACAAGTTCTTCTACAGGTGTTTCAGCAGCATCACAAAGTGCAAATCCTGCAGCTGGTTTTAGTATTGTTTCTTATACTTTAAATGCTTCGAATCCTATAATTCCTCACGGATTAAATTCAACACCTAAAGTTGCTTTAGTTAAAAGAACAGATTCTACTTCAAGTTGGTTTTTTTATAATACTGTTGTTTCAGGTTATGGTAGAGGGTTATTAAATTCAACTAATGCATTTGATAATAGCGGTGTGCCTACTTTTGATAGTACAAACTTAACTTTTCAAACAAATGACCCCTTTAATTCAGGGTCAAGTGCAGTTGTATATTTTTTTACAGATGTAGATTCCTATTCAAAGATTGGCACATACACAGGTAATGGTTCAGCAAATGGTCCGATTGTAAACACAGGATTTGAACCTGCGTTTTTGATGGTTAAAAGAACAGATAGTAATGACGGATGGATAATTCTTGATAATAAAAGAAATTTAACAAACCCAAGAAATACTTCTTTAAAAGCAGATGAAAGTGCTGCTGAAGAAGTAAATAGTTCAAATAGGACAACAGATTTTCTTTCTAATGGATTTCAAATAAAACATAGTCATCAAGGAATGAACGCATCAGGTGGTACATATCTCTATATGGCATTTGCTGCAGACCCTGACACAGAAGCACCAACAATAGCAAATAGTTTTAATATAAAAGGTTATGCAGGTTCAAATTCATCACAAACAATAGACAATGGTTTCCAAACAGGTTTATTAATTACTAAAGGCAGAGATGATTCTACTTATGATTGGGGTGTTTATGATAGTATAAGGGGTGTAGGATATCATTTAGCATTAAATCAAACTTCTGCACAAAGTGGAACAACTTATGGTATAGAGGAATTTCTTCCTACATCAACAAAATTATGGGGTGGTTGGGGTCCTTCAAATCACGCAGGTACAAATTTTATTAGCTATTTTTGGAAAGCTGATGATAATGAACCGACAATAAACACAAATGGTAGTATAAATTCAATAGTTAGTGCAAATGCTAATGCAGGATTTTCTATTGTGCAATATTATGGAACTGGTGCTGCAGCAACTATTGGTCACGGGCTTTCATCTGCTCCTGAAATGATAATTGTTAAAAAATTAAGTGCTGCTCAAGATTGGTGGGTTTATCATAAAGATTTAAATGGTGGAACAAATCCTGCACATTATTTTATAAGATTAAATTTAACTAATGCTGAAGCTTTAAATGCAAGTTCAGGTGGTAGTATTTGGAACTCAACTGCAACAACTTCAACAGTATTTAGTACTGGGACAACACTACAAGAATCATCTGATTACATCGCCTACTGTTTCCATTCAGTATCTTCATTTAGCAAGATTGGAAGTTATACTGGTAGTGGATCGCAAGGTAATAATCAAACTATTGGTTTTCAAGCGGATTGGATTTTGATAAAAAATACTTCGAATACAGGAGGTTGGAGAATATTTGATAGCGTTAGAGGAACTGATAAATCTTTAAGAGCAAATATATCAGACGCTGAATATGATGATACTGCTGAATATGTATCATTTACTAGCACACAATTCTATTTTGATGGTGCTAATAACGCAAATAGTGATATTAATGCAAATGGTAACACTTATATATATATGGCATTTAAAATAAATCCATCACCTGTTGTTGATACAGGAAAAATGGCATATTTAGTTGTAGCAGGTGGTGCATCAGGATCCTCTAATGGTGGTGGAGGAGGAGCAGGAGGACTAAGAACATCATTTGGTACAAGCTCTGGTGGTGGTTCTTCTGCAGAAAGTGTGCATACATTAAGTTCAGGCACATATACAATAACAATAGGTGCAGGTGGTGCAGCTCAAACAACATATCAAGACAGAGGACTTGCAGGTTCAACCTCATCAATATCAGGTAATTTAAGTGTAAGCACAGTTGGTGGTGGTGGTGGTGGTTCTAATAACACACCAGATGGAATTGCAGGTGGATCAGGAGGTGGTGCAGGAACAACACCAAGCGGTGGAGGTAATACTGGTGGTGCAGGAACATCTAATGAAGGATTTGCAGGGGGTAATACTACGGCAAATGGTCATCCTTACGTTGGAGCAGGTGGTGGGGGAGCAAGTGCTGCCGCAGCAAATGTATCATCTACTCCAGGTGTCGGTGGTGCAGGGTTAGCAGTAAATATAAATAATGATTTACAAGCTTATGCAGGAGGTGGTGGTGGATCAGGAGGTACACAAGGTGCTACTGGTGGAGCAGGAGGTACTGGTGGCGGTGGTCAAGGAGGTACTGGTTCAACAGGACAGAATGGGTATGCCGCAACTGTAAACACAGGAGGTGGTGGTGGAGCTTCGGGAGATGCAGGAGATTCAGGTGCAGGTGGTTCTGGTGTAGTTATTTTAAGAATGAGAACAAGTGATTATTCAGGAACTACTACAGGTTCACCAACAGTAACAACAATAGGGGATGAAACAATCATTAAATACACAGGAAGTGGTACTTATGTTCACTCATAAATAAATAGATATGGCACACTTTGCAGAAATAAACAAACAAAATATAGTAACACAAGTAATTGTGGTTCATAATAACGAATTATTAGTTAATGGTGAAGAATCAGAAACTAAAGGGATTGACTTTTGTGAATCCATTTATGGTCATAGAAATTGGGTGCAAACATCTTATAATGGAAATTTTAGATTTAATTATGCAGGTTTAGGTTTTAGTTGGGATAGTGAAAACGATGCTTTTATAGCACCACAACCTTATGCAAGTTGGTTACTAAATGAAAACTTTATATGGGAAGCACCAATACCAATGCCTGAAGATGATAACATTTATGCTTGGGACGAAGAAAACCAAGAATGGAAAATAGTTGAATTAACAATAGAATAATAAAATGAATAATGGATTTGAACCTACTTTTTTAGGTATAGTAACTTTAGTAATTACAGTAGCAGACATAAATTCTGTATTGCAAGGTCTACTAATTATAGCAACTTTAGTTTATACGGTAATTAAGATTGTACAACTATTAAAGAAAAAATAATTAACTTTATAACAAACAAACAATTATGAAAAACTTTTTTAAACGAGTTTGGATAGAGATCCAAGCTGCATTTTGGTATAATGTACCTTATATTATATACTCAACAGTGTGGTTATTTTTAACTATGTTTTGGGCTACACAGTTTTTTAAATGGTATGTTAAAAATTTTATGTAATGAGACTAAGTAAAAATTTAACACTAGCTGAGGCTGTAAGATCTGAAACTGCAAAGCGTAGACACATAGACAACACACCTACCAAAGAACAAGTAGATCAACTTAAAATAACTGCAGAGAAAATATTTCAACCAATAAGAGACCACTTTAACAAACCAATATATGTAACAAGTATGTTTAGATGTGAGAAATTAAATACTTGGGTTGGTGGTGCTCAGTTTTCTGCACACAGGCACGTTGATAATTTAGGTGCTATTGATATTGACAATGATGGTACCGATGTATCAAACAAAGATATATTTGACTTTATAAGACACAACTTAGACTTTGATGTACTCATATGGGAATATGGTACTAAAGAATCACCTGCCTGGATACATTGTAGTTATAACTCAAGTAGAAAAAATAGAAAATATGTTTTTCAAAACTATTTTGATGAGAATAATATATCACGAACAATAGAATATAAAGATGTCAAACCGAAAAAGAAAGAAGTTCAAAGAAACGAAACTAGGCAAGTTCCTACTAGGAAAGTCAGGAGTGTTCCAAAGCCTAGCAGAGACGATTCCTGACGCAGGTGTTCTTGGGCTTGTTAAACGTCTTTTAGTAGACGATAAGGATATACCCTCACAAGACAAGGAGACAGCTCTAAGAATGCTTGATTTAGAGCTAGAGGAGATGGAATCAGTTACCCGAAGATGGGAGGCGGATGCTATGTCAGATTCTTGGCTTAGTAAAAATGTAAGACCTTTAACTTTAGTATTTATGGTTTTAGTTTATACAGCAGGATTTTTTTTAAATTATGAACTTGATAACATAAATCAAATTGTACTTTTAATTATTGGTGCTTACTTTGGTGGGCGATCTTTTGAAAAATCAAGATTAAACTAATACTATATAATAAATTCTATATAGTATTATTTATTATATTTAGTATTATGTACTATATAATATGTCTAAAAAAACAATAATACGCAAATTTGATAAGCTGTTTAGTAGGTGGGTTAGACTGTCTCACGCAGATTCTAAAGGATATTGTGAGTGTATTACTTGTGGTCGTAGTTATAAATGGAACGATATTGATGCAGGACACTTTGTATCTCGTAGACATTTAGCTTTAAGGTTTGATTCACGTAATGTTTTTCCCCAATGTAAATACTGTAACCGTTTTTTAAATGGTTTACAATATATAATGGGTAAACGAATAGATGAGCTGTTAGGCATTGGTACTGCTGATAAACTTATACAAATATCCAAACAAACTCACAAAATAGATAAGGTTGATTTAGAAATAAAATATAATGAGTATTTGGAATTATCAAAAAAACTTAATAAGTTTGATTAACAATTAAAAAAATTATGAGTAATACTATAAGTGATTTCTTTGAAAATCAAAACGAGGATAGAACAAATCCTATGTACGCTCTTCAAGCTAATAGCTTTTTAAAAGAGCAAATAACACATCTTATTAGAAAAATAGATACACTAGAAGATGAACTAGATGAAACAAATCTAGAGCTTAACAAAATGAGATCAGAACGTGATTCTGCTATTGACGAAAATTTAACACTAACACATCAAATTAAATACTTACAAAATGGCATTAGCAATTAAAGATCCAAGACAATCAACTATAAAGTTTATAGAACAAGGTAAAGAATGGCAAGGTAAAAACGGTGGTCAAAAAATGCAAGAATACAAACTTGAAATGGCTAACGGTGATATGCCAGTATTTAATATTCCAAGTAATCAACAGTTTCCATATCAAAGTCAAGATACTATTGTATATTTACTTACCGAAAGAGAAATTAACGGTAAAATAAACCAGTATGCAAGTGTAGATAAAGTTGCTACTGAAAACTTAAACAGACCTATGGAACAACAATTACCACAAAAAGAAGAATCTATTGCACTAGCAGTAGCACTAAAAGAAGCAAGTAACTTAGTAACATCTGATATTTGGCAAAAATGTAATAGTCTTAAAAAAGAGGAAGATATTATAGCTGCTAAAGATAAGATACTAAAAGAAACAGTTACAGTTGCAGGACTAATGTATAAAGTACTAATAACTAAACCACAAAACAATGAGTAATTTTTCAGGACCTAAATATAATTTTGCAAGTGGTGTATATACTAAGACTGCACCGCAAGATTTTGTACACTCAAAAATGAGTATAAATTATGACGCATTTTCTAAGTGGGTACAAACACCAGAAGTGCAACAACATATTAAAGATAATGAAGGGTATTTAAAAATAGATACTTTATATTCAAAAGATAAATCTAAATTGTTTTCTAAATTAAATACACTACAAAAGAAAAAAGAAGTAACTTCTGCACAGCATAGTCCAGATCGTAATACCAACGGTGATAATGCAGAGGACTTACCATTCTAATTTAGTAGGAGTAGATAAACAACTTGATAAACTCCATAAGATATATAATGGAGAAATTAAAGAAGGTTTACGACTTGTACCTGACCTAGATGAGTATTGGAGATATAAAAAAAATAGTTTTAATATAATTTTAGGTCATAGTAGTACAGGTAAAACTACTACAATGCTTTACTTTTTTGTACTCTATGCTTTAAAATATGATTTAAAGTTTCTTATATATTCTGCAGAAAATGATCCTGCCAATATCTCAAAAAAAATTATAGAGTTTCTTACAGGTTTACCATTTCAAAAAATAGAGAAAAAGACTTGGGAGAAAAAACTTAAATGGGTAGATGAGCATTTTAAATATATTGACATAGATAAATTTTACTCTACTACAAGTTTATTAGAAGAAGCTGCTACTATAAAAAAAACATTTGACTACGATAGTTTTTTAATTGATCCTTACAACTCATTAAGCAAGGATAAAAACTTAATGAAAGAATATGGTAATCACGAGTACGATTATTACTGTATTAGTCAGATGCGTATGTTTACAAGAAAGATTAAAGTGTCTATCTATTTAGTGACTCACGCTGTGACCGAAAGTTTAAGGTTTAAATGGGGTAGCGGTCATCCTTTTGAAGGGCATATACGTCCTCCAAGTCCTGGCTCTGCAGAAGGTGGTTCCAAGTACCTTAATAAATGCGATAATTTTTTAATTATACATCGTTACGTTTCTCACCCAGAGTTTTGGTTTTATACATATATAGCTGTAATAAAAATAAAAGAAATAGATACAGGCGGCAGACCAACACCACTTGACAGTCCAATAGAACTTAGATCAATAGCAAATAATGTAGGTTTTAGTCTTAATGGTAAAAACTTACTACATTTGATTAAAAAAAGTGATACTAGAAATAGCATACAAAAAACATAAAACTTGGCTTAGAATCTGTAAGAGCTTTGGTTGTAATGATGACACCTGTAAAGATTTAGTTTCTGAAATGTATATTAAAATTGACGACCTTACAAAAAAAGGTAAAGATCTTTCTTACGGAGATAATGATATTAATTATTGGTACTGCTATAAAATACTTAGACATTTATTTTTACATCTAAAAATTAAAGAGAAAAGAATATCGTTTGTCTCTGACGAATATTTATCTAATGTAAAAGATGACGATTATATAGACCTAGATACATTTGGTAAAGAGTTTGATAAAGAGCTTGAAAAACTAAATGAGTATGACAAAGCAGTATTCAAAATAATAAGTAGTGGTAAAAAAATAAGTGAGCTATCAAGAGAAACTACAATAAGTTATGTATCTTTAAGAAACACTTGGTTAAAAACTAAAGAATATCTAGTAGCAAAAATTAAAAATTATGATTGGATTAGGGGACATAGTAGAAAGGATAATTAGAATTATAACTTTTGGTCAGGGTAAAAGATTTGCAACTTGGATAGCAAAACTATTTGGTTATGCTGATTGTGGATGTGATAAAAGGCAAGAAAAACTTAACAAATTTCAAATTAAAATTAAGAGATGAAAGTACAGTTATCAAAAAATGACTACGAAAAGTGGAAAAGATTTAAAGGTGTAACTGGTAATCAGATAACAAATACTGATTTAAGACTTATAGAGCAGCTTCATTCTAAATATTTTAATCACCCCCTTGAAACTTTGTGCACCTGCAAAGGAGAAAAAATTGTAGGGAAAGTACAGGCTTGGGTAGATGATATTAATCAAATATATAAGAATGGATATAACGACAACACATAATTTTGAAAAAGCGATTGTCAAAATATTAAATTTAGATGGTTGGAATTTAGAATGGTGTGGTGGTAAGTATGAACACTATGACACAAAAGGCTTAACACCTAAACAACAACAATGTGTTATTGAAATTAAATTAAGAAACAAGTATTATAAAAGTAAAATGCTTGAAAAATACAAATATGAAAAACTTATGGATATAAAAGACGTGCATAAATTTTATTTAGTATTTGATCCTAAAGGTATGTATATGTTTTGGCTAAACGGACCAAAGTTTAATTTACCAATAAAAGAGGATTTATATTGTCCAGATACAACACTTTGGACAAAGAAGAAACAAAACAAAGAAGTATATTTGCTAGAGGAAAGTCAAGCAAGTTTAATAAGAGAAGAAAATGGATTTAACGGAATCATATAAAAAAATAGATGCTTTAAAAGATTTAGAGTGTGATAATAATATTTTAGTAGTAGGTCAAACACTTAATAAGTGGGCTAGTATGAAAAGTACCAAAGAATTACAAAATGTTATATCTGCTTTTTTAGATATACAATGGTATATCTC